AAGCTTTGCTTATTTTATGGAGATGGGTACGGGTAAATCTAAGGTGCTGATTGATAACATTGCTATGTTATATGACAAAGGATCTATAAACGGGGCGTTGATTGTTGCTCCTAAAGGGGTCTACACAAACTGGAAAAATGAACAAATCCAACGACATATGCCAGATCATGTCATCTATAAAATTGTGGTGTGGAATCCTAGTCCAACCAAGAAGGAAAAGGAAGAACTAAATTTCTTGTTTGAAGAAAAAGATTGCTTGACAATATTTCTGATGAACATCGAAGCGTTCAGTACAAAGAAAGGCCAAGACATTGCGACAAAGTTTTTACTGGGTCATAGATCTTTATTCGCTATTGATGAGTCTACAACTATTAAGACACCAACAGCTGCTAGAACTAAAGCTGTTGTTAAGTTAAGTAAGATGGCACAGTACCGTAGAATTCTTACAGGATCTCCTGTTACTAAAAGTCCACTCGATTTATATTCACAAGCAGAGTTTCTCGATCCGGCGTTCCTCGACCAACCATCTTTCTGGACGTTTAAGTCTCGGTATTGTGTAATGGTAAAAAGACGTATCAGTGGCTCACATCAATTTAATATGATTGTTAGTTATAAAAATTTAGATGAGCTGACAAAATTAATTGATACATTTTCATACCGGGTACTTAAAGAAGAATGTCTTGATCTTCCGGATAAAATTTACATGACACGAGAGGTTGAGCTAAGTGCAAAACAAATAGATGCTTATCATCAACTAAAAGAGTTTGCTGTAGCTGAACTTAAAGAAGGTTCGATGACGACGTTCTCTGCTTTGACACAGCTGATGAGACTTCATCAAGTTACTTGTGGATTTATGACTACCGACGACGGTAGGCTCGTCGATTTACATGATGCGAAAGGTAAGATCCCTAGACTAGAAACATTATTAGATGTGTTAGAAGAAGTAGATGGTAAAGTAATTATCTGGGCTAACTACAGACATAACATAAAACATTTAACTACTGCTCTTCGTAAAAAGTACGGACCGCAAAGTACCGAAAGTTTTTATGGAGATACCAAGCAGCAAGATAGAGAGGATATTTTATCACGCTTCATGGCCCCTGACTCCGAGCTCCGATATCTTGTAGCTAATCCTAGAACAGGTGGTTATGGTTTGAACTTAACTGTGTCACATACTATTATTTATTATTCTAACAGTTATGATTTAGAGGTTAGAATGCAGTCTGAAGATCGTATACATAGGATTGGTCAGACATCAAAAGCAACATACATAGATCTTGTTGCAAGAAAAACTATTGATGAGAACATCATAAAAGCCCTGAAAACCAAGATAAATCTAGCATCAACAATTTTAGGTGAAGATTTAAAAGAATGGTTGCAATAAGTTATAATATATTATATAGACTATTTTAAATGAGGATGGTGCAACATTCTCGGAGTATGGCTGAACAACTGTAACAAGGTAGTAAGGCACACTTGATGGAACGATAGGGTCAACTGACTGAAGGGTCCAAGGGTGGTACTGAAGTACTAGTTAACATAGGACATGTTGACTTGTCGGGAAAAGGTTGGGGGTAGTCAAAGAATCCCCCTACTCAAAAAAGAAAGAGAGGAACTATGTTTATAACTAAATTTGGAATAATTGCCATTGCAAGTATTGTTGCCTTAGTTTTATTTTGGCGTCATATATTTATTTTAACTTTGTTTATATTAGCAATGTTATTTATTTTAGAAGTTAGTTACGGTGGTTTTCAAGGATACATGATGTCATGGGTAAAGTAAGATCACTTAAAGAAAGAATTTATGCTGCTTATTTCGAAGCAGGTAAACGTGCAAAAAGAGATTGCACAAATTGGAAAGAAGTTTCTGATCGTATGTATTGGGAACGATTACATAAAATAATGAGAAAGAGGTATGACTATGTTGGGTGATATAAAAACAGAAATATTAGAAGAAGCTAATGAGGCAGTAGCGTCTCGTGAGTTTACTCATGGTGAGTGTGTTGAAAACAATAAAAACATTGCTGATTTATGGACTGCATATTTAGGTATGCCTATTACTGCTGATGAAGTAGCAACAATGATGATACTGTTAAAGATTGGTAGAACTAAATCAAGAAAGGCTGTTAAAGATCATTTTGTTGACATGGCAGGTTATGCTGCAATTGCAGGTGACATAGTTTTAGGAGGTAAGAATGATAAAAAAGATCTTTGATTATTTTAAAAAGAAAGAGCCTACCTTAGTTTGGAGACACATTTACAATTCACAACATTACGGTGTGATTGGTTGGTTGGCAACTGATCGCAAAACATTTGTTAAAGGAGAAGATACATGGAGAAGATAATGAAGTCACGATATGCCACGATAGCAATTAAACCTAAGGTGCATGATAACATTAAGAAATTAGCAAAACATAGTTATCAAACAGTAGGTGGCTATATTGAACAGTTAATAGAAAAAGAAATGAAACAAATGAAATGGGAGAAGGAAAATGGCAATAATATGTCACGAGTGCAAGGGTAATGGGTATCATAAGCTTAGATTCGAGGGTGAGGAAGCCATTGAACAGTGTAAGGTTTGTAACTCACAAGGGGAACTCGATGAAACTCAGTATTACCACCAAACCTGGACAGAGGGCGATGAAGATTCCATCAGTAGTTACTACGGACCATTGCTCGATCCGGAATCATTCAAAAACTACAAAGTTTATCCAAAGTAAACCTATTGTAGATGTTAAAAAAGGGGAGGAGCCGTCGTTTTGACTATATATTATAACACTATTAAGAAAGATAAAGTAATTACATATGTCTACAGTGATGCTGATGATGTGTGGTTCGTAAACAAAATAACAAAAAGGAGAGACTTATGCACTGGCAAAACATGTGGACTGAAGAAGATAATGCTAGACTTGTTGAATTGGACAAAAAAGGTGTTCGGGTAAGAGATATTGCCATACGAATGAATAAAAGTAAGAACTCGGTTGCCGGGCGATTACATAGAATTAGAATTAAACAAGGACATACCCCGAAGTATAAACACCGGCAGGTAAAAAGATATATGCCTGCATCAGAAAAGATTGGTCAACGTACATGCAATTTATGTTATCAAAAATTTGACATATCTTCTGTACTACAAAGATTCTGCGAACCCTGTAAAAGAACTGATAATTATAGGTTTGGCTGAATATATTGCGATTTGTTACAATATGTTGTATAGTTTGCATAAGGTTTAGTACGAAGATTGTGTTCTAATTTAGGCTTGGAGCATATATTTATAGGAACGGCCTGTGAGGGAATTGGTCATGAACCTAAATGAAGCCCAAAAAAACATATTAAATCGTATGATTGAAGGATTGCGTCCTGGATTGTCTAAAACTAGGGCGCTTTCCTTACTTGCTAAGTATAAAATTTTCGATAAAAAATTAATTCAACAAAAATTAAAACAATTGGAGGGAGACAATGTCCTCTTATTCACTGCCAAACAGTCCAATCAAAGAAGTTAAACATTGTCATAAATGTGGCAGAGTAACTTTGCATTTTCTCAACCCCAAAAATGATGTCATTATTAAGTCAGAAGTTTGGCAAGAACTGGTTCGCAAAGGATTTAATGCCATGAGGAGACATATGTATATTCCTAAAGAATTGTTAATGTTAGATCCTAAATTTTTTTAGTATAGAATGCATAAAAATATTTTTAGAAATTATTTTAGAAAAAATGTTGAAAATGGTGTAACCGGTGTAACCGCTCTTGTAACCCTTATCCAGCTTCAAAAATGGGTTACACTATGGTGTAACCAAGGTGTAACTGGTGTAACCTATAAAGCCAGCGTAAAAGAATTTTTTAGGACTTTATATGTGTTTTCTGTTAAAAACATCCTATACATTGTAAAATGAGTCAATTAACTGAAATTAACATAACATCTAAACAACGAAAGTTTGCAGAGCTTTTGGTAAAGTATGATGGAGAAAAAAGTGCAACAGAGTGTGCTATTTTATCTGGTTATCCTAAAAAAACAGCTAGAATATATGCTAGTAGACTACAATCGGCTAAAGAATTTCCAAAGGTTGCTAATTATATATCTTTGTTAAGAGAAGAGGTTCATAAAAAGTATATGTCTAATTTGACAAGACATATGAAAAGATTAGATGAGTTAAGTAAGAGTGCAGAAGCAGAAAAAAACTATTCCGCAGCAGTAAATGCAGAAGTATCACGAGGAAGAGCTGCCGGATTATATGTTGATCGTAAGGAGATATTGACAGGGTCAATTGATAAAATGAGTAAGGTCGAAGTAGCAGATAGGCTTAAAGATCTAAGGAATAGATTTCCTGAAGTAATTATAGATGCCTCTCATGAAGAGATTGAATCCAAAGACTAATAAGTTATTTGTATGTGGTGTTGATATAAGAGAAGATGGATATATATTTGATGGTTACCTATATGGAAGATTAAAGAAAGATGGATATTTTAAAGAAAATTGGAGAGAACCAAATAGTTATAAAAGAAATGAAGTAAAGAAAAAGATTT